TAAAGGCACACACTTATTTGACAGACTATGTTGGGCTAAAGAAAACCTAGATGGTGTGCAATCTGAGTATCGAGTCGTATATGAGGATAAGCTAGAAGAATGTGCAAAGATTCTTGTCCCTGACCCGAACTGGATGGCTTGTGCATTACAGGGTGGTATATTGCCACCTGTTTGGGTATACTGGGAATTAAAAAAGGACGAAGCTCAACCTGATTTTAAAAAGCATACTCGTGGGTATTTATTACATCAGACAGAGCCTATTGAGGCGATGACAGAAGAAGAGGCAATAGAATACTTAATTCAGAAGGATGTGCCAGAGCATGTTTGGAAGACTTGGGATGAGGGCAACCGCCCGAAGATGGTTATCTGCAAGAAAGAGCAGTTGCCAAAAACAAGAGAGTGGAGAAACGCATGGCGTATCTCTGAAGAACTAGCCGCATAAAGGAGATTTAGATGGCTGTGACAACATATATAGTAGATAAGGACGGCAATCAAGCTAATGCCGCTAGTGTTACTAAGCCGTCTGATCGTCATTTTCGTGGTGCTTGGACACTTGAAGGTAATGTAATATCAGAAGACTTAGCCACCGCAAAAACTATTTTTAAAGATAAGATAAGGGAAGTTCGTGCGCCTTTGTTAGAAGCAGAAGATGTTGCGTATATGAAAGCATTAGAAGCTGACGATGCAACAGCAAAAGCAGCCTCTGTTACAAAGAAAACAAATCTTCGTAATGCACCTGCTGCAAGCGCAATAACAAATGCAACAAGCATAGCTGAACTAAAAGCTGCATGGGATACAAGTTTATTAGGAACAAGTCCTTACGCATAGGAACAAAGTATGACACTTACACAAGTTAGACCAGCAGGAATTGCTCCTTCAAGTGGGAGGACTTTGGAGACACTTGCAGCCTTGTGCGATGGTCAAAGTTACACCGTATCAAGTGGCTCATATACCACCACAAATGTTACGGCAGTACAGAATGGCACAACGTCTTATGTGGATATTTCAGGAAGCTCAATAGATTATACCCCACCAACAGGGGCGACTTGTGTAATATATGAATTTTCTTATCTAGTAGCTCATGTTGATCAACACGGCATACTACATTATAGATTCTATATAGACAGTGACGAAGTTGTTGATGCTAGAGTGACGGAATCAGGTGGGTATGAAGGAACACAAGTTAATTTTAATTGGGTAATTCCTATAGGTGGTACAGCTAACACAGATACTGGAAGACAATCTTCTTGGTCTTCTGCCAAAACATTGAAATTACAATTTAGAGAATATGGAAGTAGTAACGAGGTAAAATTACATCAGACATATTGGTTTGATGGAGCTACTAGTTCCCAGTTTCATAGACCACAAATAAAAATTACAGCTTTAGGATAAACGTATGCCATACATAGGAAAATCCCCAACTAACGGTGTAAGAACACGATTTTTATATACAGCTAGTGCAAATCAAACTGCTTTTTCTGGTAGCGATAGTGCGTCCAATGTTCTCACATACTCTGATGGTATGTTCTTGGATGTATATAAAAATGGTGTTTTGCTTAAACCTACTACAGATTATGCGGCAACTAACGGCACAACAGTTACTTTGGTAACAGGTGCATCAGCGAATGACGTACTTGAGATGATTGCTTATGACGTTTTTAGTGTTGCAGAAACCTATACTAAAACAGAGTCTGACACTCGATATCCGTTTAAAGGAAATAACAGTATTATACGTCTGAATGGTCAGACAATTAGTAACGACCTTACAATAGACAGCGATGAGAATGGTATGTCTGCTGGACCAATTACACAAAGCGCAACTGTTACTGTTAATGGCTACTGGAGTATTGTATGACCAGTGTATTAAATGTAGATACGATTGCAGCAAAAGATGGCACTAGTCCTGTTGCGTTGACTAAGCAACTAGCTCCAAAAGCTGTTTTTGGTATGAATTTAAGTTCTACTACTTATGCTGGTGTAGCTCAAAATTCGTTACCTAGCAATACTTTAAACATAGCGAGTGGCACAGATGCTGGAAACGGCCTAGCTAGAGGAAACTATACTACTAGTATGGCTGGGTTGGAGAATGTTTACCCAGATGGTTTTATAGCAGCAAACAATACACAAAATGTAGATATTGGTGTTACAACTACCGCTTTGTTAGCCACGCAACAGCATGATGCAGATTCAAGCAGTGATATAAACAGTTATGGATTTACTCTAGTTTTTGGGGATCTCGCGTAATGGCTAGTATTTTAAAAGTAGACAGCATAGGGAAAACATCAGGAGCTACTCAAGATACTATGTCTGGTATGGCAAAAGTATTTTCCTCCAATAAAACTTTATCTGGGTCTGACCCTACATGGCTTCCAGATGTAGACAGCTTTAATGTAAGCTCTACTACAGACACACAAACAGGTTACGCAATAATAAATATAACAAACGGATTTAATAACACCGCTTTTTCATCTACAGGAAGTTCTGCTGGGTTTTCTGTAAATGATTTAATGACAACTAGATATGAATCCACAACATCTACAGCAGACGATATACGAATATATGACGGTTCATATAGAGACGCTTCTTTTAGTTATGTGGCATTTGGAGACTTAGCGTAATGGCAAGTGAGCTTAGAGTAAATACACTAAAGGATGCCAGTGGTAATAACTCTATAGCTACCTCTTTTGTGGCAAATGGCAGTGCTAAAGTTTGGACAAATGGAGATGGTTCAGGAACAGTTGCTATTACCGATAGCTTAAATACAGCAAGTATGACTGACGAAGGAACAGGTGATTATACATATAATTTTACAAGTAATATGGGAAACACAACATACATAGTTCAAGGAATTGCAACAGAAACTGATAAAGCACAGCCTAGAGTTGTTGGTTGCGGAACAAGCGCAGATACAGGGTATGCAACTGGTTCACATGGGGTTATTTGTATAAGGATAGATAATCAAAATGCAGATGATATGGATGTTGTGAACTCTTCTGTTTTTGGAGACTTAGCATAGGAGGTTAAAGATGGCGTTGCCTTTTTCAGCGTTTTCAGAACGTCCTTTTGCTGATGCTGACCAAGTAACCACTCCTGCTTCTGGCACTTGGGGTGGAGATGCATGGGGTGATGGTGGCTGGGGCGGTGCAATCGGTGTTACTGTCTCTGTTACAGGTGTTGCGGCCACTTCGGCTGTTGGCAACGAAACGGTAACTGGCGCAAGCTCTACGACTTTAACAGGTATCGCAGCAACGGGCGGTGTTGGCTCTGTTACTGTACTAGGGGCAGGTATCGCAGGTGTATCTGGTACAGGGGCTACTCTAAATGTTGGCGATGAAACCGTAACGGGTTCAGCAAATGTATCTGTGACAGGGCTTTCCGGCACAGGGGCAGTTGGTAATGAAACCGCTTCAACTTCAGTATCTATCGCAGTCTCAGGATTATCTGCTACAGGCTCAGTTGGTAATGAAACCGTTACTGGCACAGCATCTGTTTCACCTACAGGGGCATCTGCTACAGGTTCAGTTGGTAATGAAACCGTTACTGCAAGCTCAACTTTGAGTGTTACAGGATTATCTGCCACAGGCTCAGTTGGTAACGAAACAGTGGCAGCAGGAGCATCTGCATCTGCAACAGGATTATCTGCCACAGGCTCAGTGGGCGATCTGACTGTATCTCTCGAAACCCCCGTATCCGTTACAGGGGTGTCTGCTACAGGAGCGGTTAGCTCTGTTACCGTTGATACAAGTTTAGACAGTAATGTTGTAGTCAGCGGTGTTGCTGCGACAGCTAATTTAGGAAGCGTCACTGTTTCTGTCACTGCAAATGTTTCTGTCTCTCTTACAGGGGTGTCTGCCACTACAGGTCTTGGGGATGAAACCGTAAGTGGAAGTTCAACACTTACTACCACAGGTGAGCAAGCTGTTGGTCGAACAGGGGACATGAGCATAAGTGGAGCCGCTGTTACAGGGGTATCTGGGGAAGCTTCTACTCTAAGTGTGGGTGACGAAACCGTTGTCGGTACGGCTAACATATCTCCAACAGGGGTAGAAGGAACAGGGGCGGTTGGCTCTGTTGTTATTGAATCAAAGTATGATGTAACTGGTGTGGAGGCAACTGGTGAAGTAGGTGACGAGACTGTTACAGGATCAGCCACTATAGCCCTTACAGGTGAAGAAGCTACAGGAGCGGTTGGTGACGAGACTGTTACAGCGGGGGCAACTGTAGATCTCACAGGGCTAGAGGCAACTGGGGCTGTGGGCGATGAAACCGTTACTGGAGATGCTTCTCTCACGGCCACAGGTGAAGAAGCTACAGGAGCGGTTGGTGACGAAACCGTAGCAATAAGCGTTACGGCTGTACTTTCAAGTGTTCCAGGGCTTACATCTGCCGTAGGAGATGAAACTGTAAGCGCAGGTGCAAATATTGATGTAGCAGGTGAAGAAGCCACCACTGCTATAGGGGATGAGACTGTTACAGGGGATTGTTCTGTAACATTGACAGGTATCTCTGCTACAGGGTCTGTCGGAAGTCCTACCGTTGAGACAATTACTTTTGCGCCTGTTACAGGA